TAGAACAGTTATAGGAAAATACTGTAGTTGGATATATCAAGGACATAGTTTAGGATTATCTGGTGGATGTACTTGGAGCAAAAATAGTACAATAGACTACGCCGATGGTTCTGGTAGTGTAAATTCTCATAAAGCTTACTTTACTTATGATAATAAACCTATAGTTCTTTTTGGAACTACAATGACTGGATGGTCTTCAGGAGAATATGAAACCTATACGGTATATTCAGACACCGCCCATTCAGTTGGAGACTATGTAGAGTATACTTCAGGAGGGCAAACTACAGTATGGGAATGTACTACTGCTTTATCCTCTGGTTCCGGAGAAGCTCCTTCTGCTTCTTCAAAATACTGGAAAAGAGGTGATATTTGTGGAAAAACTTTAGACTCTTGTAAATGTAGATTTCAGTTTATTCCACAAACTAAAACATCGGCGAATCAAGCTCCTGCAACTACAAAAAATACCTCCAAAGCCTTGCCTTTCGGAGCTTTTATAGGTAGTATGAAGTTTAGATGATAGAAGAAATAGAAAGCCATTTTCAAAAAGAATATCCGAAAGAAGGGTGTGGGCTTTTAATAGAAAAACATGAAAAAACTAAATGGGTTCCTTGCACTAATGTAGCAGAAAGAGGAGAAGACTTTATAATTGACCCTCAGGAATATATAAATTTAGTAAAACGATATAAAATAGTAGGAATAGTTCATAGTCACCCAGACTTACCTTGTGAAGCAAGTGAAAACGACAAAAGATATTGTGATTTTTTAGGAATTCCTTACTATATATTTAGTTACCCAAGCATGGAGCTAGAAATACTAGAGCCAAAAGAAAGAGTTGTTAGTATAATTGGTAGAAAATATGAAAACTTCGCATAAAATATATTTACAAGGGGACATGGCTCTTCGTTTTGGGGAGTCTTTTACATTTACTGGAGACAGAGTTCAAGACGCTCTTCGTTGTGTATATGCTAATCGCCCCGATTTTAAAGAGTATCTGATAGAGTGTCATGAGAAAGGTTATAATTTTGTTGTAGATACTCAAGACACCGATATAGATACTCCAGAAGAATATTTTTTACCTGTACTTAAAGGAGATGTAATAATATCTGCTATTCCTGCAGGATCTGGCTCAGGATTTGGAAAAATACTAGCAGCTGCAGCAATATTTACTCTTATTTTTGCACCTGGATTATTTACGGCATTCGGCGGAAAAAGTCTTGCCGCAGGAGCCGCTGAGTCAGGTTCATTTTTACTAAAAGCTGGTGTGTATGTAGGAACAGGAATTGCAACAAACTTAGCAATGAGTGGTCTTGCAGAAATGATGGCTCCAGACCCTTCAGTCGATCAAGAAGATGAAGGATATTTATTTAATGGTAGTGAAAGGAATATAGCAGAAGGACTACCTATTCCTCTTTTATATGGAGAGCTAAGAGTTCCAGGCTATCCAGTATCTTTCGAACTTTTACAAAGCAATAGAGTTTTAGAACAATCTCAATCAGTTCCTTCAGCAGAAGGTAACATTGTTTTACAAAATACTCTTAGTTTTAATAACGACTTTACTGAAGATTCAGAAGGAGACAAAGAAGCTGTAGCACTTGCAGAGTATGAAAGTGCAAAATCAGAAGAAAGCGCAAGACTTGCAAAAGATCAGACCGCAGTTTTTACAGATATAATTTCAGAAGGCCCAATTTATGGTCTAGTAGATGGTGGTAGTTCTGTTTTTCTAAATGGAGACTCCATGCAAACAAATGAACAGTCTACTATTCGACTTTCTGAAACAGGAGTTAATTTTACTCTTACTAATGGTTCTTCTTCTGTAACTATAAATAAAAACAGCTATACAAAAGATATAGCTCTTGATACTAATGGAACAAAGTATTTAATTGTAAGAAGTTTTGATTCTTCTACTTCAGCTACAACAGTGGAATGGACAGGAACCGGAGATTCTAGAGGAGTAAAAGTTACTACTACTTCTTCTTTTTGGGTAGATGCTTATCTATATGATGATACAAATTTTAAGTCTGTAGCAACTGTAAGACTTGTAGACAGCAATAATCAAACTGTATTTGAAGGTTACTTAGATAGTAGAGACTCTGGAACAGTAGGATATTGTAGACCTATCATTGGGTCAGATATTAGTCCATTATATTCAGATGGAACTTATACAGTTATTGTGGATGGAAAACTAGAAATTTCATCTATAGCTGCTGATCAAAGCACCCTTACTCTTGCAAGTAATTTTACTGGCGCTACAGGAAATTTTCAATGTGATTTAGGTTCAGGAACTTATTCGTCTCATAGCCTGATTGATAATGTAAACTTGTATAGCAAATATACAAATACATCATTACAATTCAGAACAGGAACATTGGGACAAGAGACATTTTTAGATGCTGCAGGAACAGGAGTAAATAATACTGCTATAGGGCCAGGAGGGTCTTTTTCAGCAACAGCTATTAGTAAATATAGTGATGGAAGCGGAACTACAAGTGCAGAATTTGAAGGAACTTCTGCTTCTGGCTTTGGTCTAACTACTGCTCAAGCTCAAGAAGTAGACGAGATAAGAGTATTTTTTAATTATCCTCAGTTATGGAATAGACAGCTAGAGAAAGGAAATCAAACAAAAGCAACCGTTTTATATACCACACAGATAGCAATAAAAAGAAATACTACAGATGGCTATGGTAGCTATATAACTTTGCCTGAAACACGTCACTATGCTGCTTCTAATTCTCCTATAACATTTGAAGAAATTTTTGATCTAAAGCAATATGCTCCTTTTATTGATTTTAAGATAAAATTTACTCGTACTACTAACCAAGATCAAGCATATAATTCTTGGACTACTACTGGCACTCCTAGTCCTGGAGAAGGGTATGGTACTGCTTCGGCAGGATCTATAAGCACTTTAAGCAGTATTATTAAAGAAAATTTACGATATCCTTTGACGGCAATGGCAAAAGTTCAAGCAAAGGCCTCGGACTTTAATAATCAATTACCAAAACGGACTTATCATTGTAAAGGATTAAAAGTGCTCGTTCCTAGTAACTATGTTACAAGAGATGAGAACGATGGTAAAGAGGCTAAATACACTCGTAATGTAAGCACCGGAGCAATAGAAAGCACCTATCAAGACTGGGATGGTAACTTTCGCGCACAGAAAGTATACACAAATAATCCCGCATGGATATTTTATGATATTTTAACAAATAATAGGTATGGGCTCGGAAATTGGCTTTCAGGATCTGAAATAGATAAGTTTGCTTTGTACAGAATCGCTAGATACTGTGATGAAATGGTAGACGATGGCAATGGAAGCACTGAAGCTAGATATACAACAAATACTTATCTAACTCAATCTACTGACGCTTTTAAAGTGGTTAAAGACTTAGCAACTGTTTTTAATGGTATGCTATATTGGTTAGATGGAGAAGTGTTTCCAGTTATAGATCAACCTGCTAATCCTGTTTACAACTTTGCAAAATCAAATGTTATAAATGGAGCATTTTCCTATGAAAGCACAGGATCAAAAACTAGAGCTAATCAAATAGTTGTAAAATGGAATGATCCTGATAATGATTATAAACTTTCTAATTTAGTTTTAGAAGATAGAGATAACATTGTAAAAACTGGAAAAATAATTAGTAAAGATGTTGTTGCTTTTGGCTGTACCTCAGAAGGTCAAGCAATAAGATATGGAAGATGGAAGCTATGGACTTCTGTAAATCAGACAGAATTAGTAAGTTTCAAAACTTCTATAAATGCTAATTTTCTTGCTCCAGGAGATATTATAAATGTGCAGGATGCTGATAGGTATCCGGGACATACTATATATAGTGGAAGAGTAAGTAACACAGGCACAAGAAATACTACTACTGTCCCTTTGGATAGAAGCATAGAATTAGTTTCTGGGTCTACTTATAAATTAAGTGTTCTTGTAGAAGAGCCTGCAACTTTTCTTGCTCAAGATTCTGCCACCATTGATGGAGTTGCATACGCAGAAGGTGATTTAATACTATCCGATGCGGATAGTAGTGCTATCACCACAGAGAGTGTGGCAAGTAATTTAGTAGATGATAGTGGTAATCCAGTTCTTACAGCTTGGAAACCCTATACTCGAGTAGAGGAACAAACTGTTTCTACTTCTTCTGGGACAGGAATATCTTCTTTAACAGTATCTAGTGCATTTTCTACTACTCCAAATGCAGAAACGATTTGGGTATTAAGAGAAACTGTATCCTCTGTAGATACAATAGACTCTAAAAAGACTTATAAAATTCTTTCTCTTTCTCAGGAAGAGGATCAACTATATGCAATTACAGCAGTAGAACACGATAACCAAAAGTTTACTTCTATAGAATCTGATACTTTTTCTTTAAAGACACAAGATCCTGTATTTCCTACACCTAAAACAACCGAAGTTGTTCCCGCCCCTACAAATGTCTATGTTCATGTTTCCGACTTGGGGCCTGGAGAGCTTGAAGATGATGCAGAACTTTTTTGGGATGCTCCTACACAATCTGGAAATGCTACAGCTATCTATCCTTTTATAGATGGGTACGAAATAGAGCATAACCTTCCTTTAGCTTCTAATCCTCTTACAGTGGGTAAAGACGTAAGATACTTAAAAGGGTTAGATATTCCACCAGGAACTTATTCGGTTGGTGTTAGAACTATCTCTCAAGGAAGAAAATCAGCAGTAACAAAAGCTACTTTCACAATCGAAGATCCGGCAAAACAATCTGTGCCTAGAGGTTTTGGAATGCCTTTGGGCGGTGTTTCTAACTCTGCTCCCTATATAACAAGTACAGGTACATTTTACTTAGAAAATTCAAATTTTGTATTTTCTCCAATAGGAGATCCTCAGTTTATAAAAGAGTTTGACGGAAGTCCTGCTTCAGAGTATTCTCAGGACTGCTCTAATATTAGCTCTGTTAATTATTCTGCGCTGTCTACTGAATTTGATAGGCAGCTTGCTTCACATTATATAATGTTTGATGCAGATGCTGCTGATCCCCTTACACTTATAAAATTTTACCAAGATGATGATTTAGGGTATGGATATTTTTATGATGCAGGAACAGGAAATACTACCCATACAAGTAACTGGACTACTTTAACGGGTACTGTAAGCGTAGCAGCTAACTCTAATAAAGTTGTAGGATCTTCCACAGCTTTTTCTAGTGAGTTAGCCGTTGGCGATATTATAAAGTTTAGTAGCACTCAAGCAGCAAAAGTAGTATTTGTTGCTTCAGATACGGATGTAAGAATAGATAAGAGTTTTACAACTGCTATATCTGCTGGAACAACCGCCTACGAAAATACTTTTAAGTTTGATAGAAACAGGGATGCAGTCTTTGCCCAAATAAGAAATGATAGCGGAACTTTTAGGTATTATCCTGTAGGTTTAGTTGTTAATAAAGATTTAGATAGTGAGGCTAGGTTACTTACTTTTACAGCTGCTCCATCGGTTATACTTTTTGATGGATCTTCCACGCTTACTACTAGCTACACTAATTTAGTATTAACTGCTGTTGCTGAAGGATGGGTACAACCTCAATTTAAGATTACAGGAGCAGGATTCACTAATTCAGATATAAGTCAAACTGCTGAAAGTTCTTTTTCTGATCCTACAAGTGGAAAAACTTATACTAAAACTCTTGATAAGGTTACAACTTACAGTGCCACTGCTCTTGAATTTACAGTAACAGTTAGAGACAAGTTAGATACTGGAAATACGAATAAGCAAAGAAGTGTGAATCTTACTATTCCTATAGTTAAAGATGGCACTGATGGTACTGATGGTGTTGATGGAGCCGATGGTGCAGACGGAGCAGCAGGAGTAGATGGAAGAGTTGTTAACTTAACTACAGATGCACAAGTTTTTGTATATAATAGTTCTGGTACGAGTCCAAGTCCAAGCAGTGCTACAGTAACTGCAACCGCACTTAATACATCTGGAACCGTATACTATGAATTCTTTTTGAATGACAGTAGTGTACAAAACACTACTACTGCTACTTATAGTTATACTCCTCAAACTAATGAAAGTAGTATGCCTGATAAGGTTGAAGTACAAATCCGCGAAGGAAGTAGTAGCAGCACTATACTTGCTAGAGATCAAATCACTATGTCTGGAGTTAAGCCAGGCACCGATGGTACTGATGGTGTTGATGGCTTGACAGTAAGCTTAAACAATGCTTCTCATAGTATACCTGTGACTAATACTGGAACAGTCACATATACTGGTTCCGGAACCACAGTTAAACTCTATGAAGGGGCAACAGAGCTAACATATGATGGGGTTGGAACATCCAATGGAACTTGGAAAATAACCACTACTGGTAGTAATATTACGCCTGGATCTACTACAGACAGTGGTAGCTATGCAACTATAGGCGATCACAGTAATATGACCGCAGACATAGCATTTGTAAGTATTGCTATAACAGGAAAGCGTTCTAATGGTTCAAGCATAACTTTAACTATTCTTCAAAGTCTTAGTAAGTCTATTCAAGGAAACGATGGTGCTGATGGTGCTGATGGTGTTGCCGGTGCAGACGGTGCTGATGGGGCCGCTGGAGCTGATGCTAGAGTTGTGAATTTAACTGCGGGGGATCAAGTTTTTACCTATACCGCTGCCGGTAGCTCTCCCAGTCCTTCTAGCACTACAGTAACTGCAACTGCGCTTAATACATCCGGAACTGTATATTATCAATTTTTCAAAAATGATAGTAGTGTACAAAATACTACTAGCAGTACATATACTTATACTCCTCAAGCGAGTCATAGTAATATGCCTGATAAGGTAGAAGTGCAGATTCGTGAAGGAAGTAGTAGTAGCACTGTACTTGCTAGAGATCAACTTACAATGTCTGGAGTCAAACCAGGAACTGACGGTACTGATGGCACGGATGGTCTAACTGTAATAGTAAGTAATGAAGCGCATACTCTTCCCACTACGAATACAGGAACAGTTACGTATACAGGGTCTGGAACTACGGTCAGAGTATATGAAGGATCAACTGAGTTATTATACGATGGGTTTGGAGTTTCTGCAAGTAGATGGACTTTATCAACTAGCGCTAGTAGTATAACTGCGGGAAGTGTAACAGATAGCGGAAACTATGCTACTATAGGCAATCATAGTAATATGACTGCAGATAATGCATCTGTAACTATCAATATAACAGGTAAAAGAGCAGATGGAACCTCTTTCTCAATTAGTAAGTTTCAAACTCTTAGTAAATCTAAGCAAGGAGATGACGGTGCTGACGGTGCTAATGGAGCTGACGGAGCTGACGGAGCTGACGGAGCTGACGGGTTAAGAAGAACTGAAGGGTATGTATATTATAATACTGCTACCTCTTCAGCTCCTAGCGGCCCCGGCAGTGGTACATACTATTGGTCAACAGGCACGATTACAGGTATGAATAGTGGCTGGCAGCAAAGTCCTCCTGAAATGGGAGCAGGAGCATCCGGAAAATATTATTATTCTAGATATACTGTTGCTCAGACCAGTGCTACACAAACTACAAATAGTGTAAGCTTTGGTAGTCCTACTCTTGGACATAACTTCACAGGTCTCGTAACTTTTAGTAGTGGAACTTTTCAAGAAGATGGCTCGGATATTACAACAATTGATGGCGGAAATATTACTACGGGTACTGTAAGTTTAGATGCTATAGATACTAATACTTCTCTTTCAACCGGAAGCCATGATTTTGAGTTTGCAGCAACAGGTATAAGTATAGCAGGCTCTACTTACGATGCCACTGCTACTTTTAGATCGAACCATTTTGGAAACTGTGCAAATTTATTTGCAGAATATTATGGAAGCTCTTCGGGAGGTTTCGGACTCGCAGCAGTTTCACGTAGAGGAGCTGCTGCAGGATTTAGCTTTGATACTGGCGGCACATACGGTCCTATCTCAGGTTGTACAAACTATCTTACTCTTTGTACTTCTACTAAACTCATCGATGGCTTTACAGGAGCCACAAATAGCTTTTATGTAGAGAATGATGGAGATCTTTGGTGTAGAGGACTACTTTCAAAGCAAGGCTCAGGAGCTACAAGCGCTGGAAACAATAGATTCAATTTTTATTGGACAGGCTCTGCTGCACAGATGTGGGTTGATACTTCAAACATCGGTACAATTACTATATCTTCTGATTATAGAATTAAGCAAAATATTACCACTCAGACAACTACAGCAGTAGACAGAATAGAACAGCTAAGACCGGTTACTTATATGTTTGCAGATAATCCTTCTTTTAGTTGGATTTCGGATGGAGTTACAAGAGAAGGATTTATAGCTCACGAAGTTGCAGAAGTAATACCAAGTGCTGTAGAAGGTGCAAAAGACGCTGAAAATGAATTACAATCTCTAAACTTGGATGCAATATGTGCTGTATTAGTAAAAGCTGTACAAGAGCAGCAAGCAACCATAGAAGCACTAGAAGCTCGAATTGAAGCTCTGGAAACCACCTAAAAAATATTTCTTGACTAAGTATGTGTCATTTGCTATAATTTTACCATGGAGACGTTTACATGAGTGCCGGTACTTATAATATAACAATCGATCAGGGAACAGACTTTGTATTAGACTTAGCCGTAAAAGAGAATAATTCTGCTTTTGATTTGACAGGATACTCTGCTAGAGCACAATTAAGGCGTACAAAAAACTCTGACTCAGCTACAGCTACTTTTACCTGTACTGTAGTTAGTGCTAGTGACGGCACAATAAAAATGGAATTAGATAATTCTACAACTGCATCTATAACTGAAGGATCTTATTTTTATGATTTAGAGATATATACTGCTTCCGATGCTACAGTAGAAAGGATTATTCAAGGCAGGGCTTTAGTTACTAGAGAAATAACAAGATAATGGCATTTTCAGTGACTATAACAGATAGAGGGACCGCCTCAAGTCTTGACTTAGACTTTGCTATACCTTCTACTCTTACAGCAGCAGCTGCTGGAGATATAAGTATTGCAGCATCTGGCGGAGTCCCTGGGGGAACTCTTCAAGAAGTTTTACAACATTTAGCAGATCAAAATTTTCGTTCATCTTCAGCACCTACAGGAAACTCTGTAGCGGAGGGGGATACTTGGTATGATACTGCAAATAATCAACAGTATGTTTACAGAGAAACAAGTTCTGGAGTATTTCAGTGGGTTCCAATTATTTTTGGAGGCGCAGATAGCGATACTTTAGATTCAGGAACATTTTAAAATGGCTATAACTTCTGTAACTGTTACAGATCCAACTCGTTCTGTAACTGTAACTACAAACGCTCTTCCCTCTACTTCTACTGTTTCGGCAGCATCAGTATCCGTTTCTGCGTATGGAACAATTACAGCAACAAATTTAGAAGATGCATTACAAGAGCTAGCAGATCAAAATTTTAGAGGCACAAGTACTCCTACGGGGGATAATATACAAGAAGGAGATACTTGGTATGATACAGACGATGATCAATTTTATGTCTATAGAGAAACTTCTACAGACACTTTTGAATGGGTTCCAGTGATGCTAGGGGCCGCAGGGGGAGATTCCGACACACTCGATGCCGGAGCCTTCTAGGAGATATTAAATGACAGCAACACTTAAAGTTAAAAGAAGTACAACTACTGCGGCTCCTTCGGCTCTTGAGAATGGAGAATTAGCATATTCCGCAAATAGTAATAAGCTATTTATAGGTCGTCCAGGCGGAACAACTGGAGATATTGATGCGATTGGTGGTAAGCTATATGTAGATATGCTAGATCACACTGCGGGGACTCTTACTGCTAGCAGTGCGATTGTAGTAGATTCAGATAGTAAAATTGATGTTTTAAATGTAGATAATCTTACTTTCAATGGAAACGCAATTACTTCTACAGATACAAACGGAAATCTTACTCTAACTCCAAATGGTACTGGTGATTTAGTCTTAGATGGACTAAACTGGCCTCAAGCAGACGGCACAGCAAACTATGTGCTAGGTACTGATGGCTCTGCACAGCTTTCTTGGGTACAAAGACTTGCCAATGTTGTAGAAGATACTACTCCTCAGCTAGGAGGTAATTTAGACGGACAAACATATAATATTACAACAACTGGCATAGTTACATATGGCACTCTTAATGATGGAACAACAGCATTAACAGCAACAGTAGCTGAATTAAACTATGTTGATGGTGTAACTTCAAATATTCAAACTCAATTAGATGCAAAAGGTACTCTAAGCAATATTGTGGAAGACACCAGTCCCCAGCTTGGCGGTAATCTTGACCTAAATGGAAATGACTTAGTAACTTCATCAAATGGTAATATAGAAATCGATCCAGATGGTTCAGGTGTAGTAATATTTAAAGGCAATGCTACAAAAGGTGCAGGACAGTTTAAATTAAATTGTGAGAATAACTCACACGGTATAACAATTAAAGGGCCTCCTCACAGTGCTGCAGCTACTTATACCCTTGTACTTCCAAATGACGATGGTGATGCAGACCAAGTTTTAAAGAGCGATGGTTCAGGTAATTTATCTTGGACTGATGTTACTTCATCAGTTGTAGAAGATACTACTCCTCAGCTTGGTGGTGATCTTGATGTAAACGGAAATTCAATAGTCTCTGCATCAAATGGTAATATTTCCATAACTCCAAATGGGACTGGATCTGTTATCATTGATGGATTATCTCATCCTCAAGCCGATGGTAGTGCTGGACAAGTTATTAAAACTGACGGCGCGGGCAATTTATCTTTTGATTCTATAGCCAACCTTTCAGGTTCTGGTATAGAAAATTTATCAGAAGATACGACTCCTCAGCTAGGTGGTGATCTTGATGTAAATGGAAACTCTATTGTTTCTG